AAAAGCCGCCGGAGAAGTCGACCCACCAGCCCGCGTTGTTCTTCGCCGAGTATCCGCCGGCACAATCCACTTCGCAGCAACCGCAAAGGTGCATCATGCACCCCCTGGCGGCGCGGGCCGGTCGGCCCATGCCTGACAGTCGCCCAGGAACCACAAGTGCCCGTCGCAGGGTAATGCGAGCCCGGGCGTGTCTTCGTCGTGCGATCGGCTGCTATGGTTCCAGACTTCGACGTCCGACTCGCTGTCGAGCTGCGTGTACTCTTCGCTGTCAACGTCCCATTCACAGAGCGTCGCCATGGCGCTGGTCGGGTTGAGAATGGTGCCGGCTCCCAGCGTTTCGTTCAGAATCACGGCCAGCGGGACAATGCGCGGCGTCGAATGAAACGTAGGCAGCGTTCGGCCAGCCGTCTTCTGTCGAGCGTATTCCGCCGCGACAACGGCACGAATTTCCGCGTCGAATTGTTCCGACAGAAGCGAGGGCATTATTCGTTGACCCCCGGCAGAATCGAGTAATCGGCTTCCGGGTATCGCTTGTTTTTTCGATACGTGACGTTTTCTGGAGTCGGTTCGGCCAGTTCCAGTCCGTTGTCATCCAACGGAACCGGCTCGCTGATTTCGCTGCCGTCTTTGCTCTTGATGGCGACCTTCTTGCCATCCTTTAGCTGACGCGTTCCTGCATTCAGCTTCACGCCGTAGTGCAGGTTTCTGGCGTCGATGTCGATTTCGAATGTGAACACGTAGTACGGAATGCCGTTCTTCCACTTCAGGTCCGAAAGCCAGTCGTTCGGGATGATGAAACGCGCCGCGTTAAGCGGAATCGGCTGATTCTTGATTGTGATCTGCGCGTCGTTTGTCGTGTTTGCCAGATCCAGATACGACTGAGGCACTGACGCGACGTTCTTTGAGATTCGGAAACCGCCATAGTTCCAGGTGACCTCATCGATCAGCGGATCGCCGGCAGTGTTCAGGAACGCCTTGCCTTCGCGGTCCTGATGCGTCGCTTCTGTCAGTGTTGCAGCCGTCGGTTTGACCTTGGCTGGTTCGAGTAGTGGGTTGTCGTTCGCGTCTTCGTCTTCTTCTTCGGTCGATCCTTCGTCTGAATAGTTCGCCTTGTACGTGTAGATGCGGCCCCGCAGCTGCTCACACTCGAATTCACGGCACGTGAGCCACGGTCGTTCCGGGTATGGCGTACCTTCAAACGGCAGCACGTCCAGAAACTGCTCGACCACCTGATCCGCCAGCATTACTACCCGGCTGCTGCTGATGGAATCGACGATCAGCAAAAACTCGACGGAAGCCGTCGTGATGCCTTTTGACACCTTCACCTTCGTTTTTGTGACGAGCCATTCCGGCATTACCGCACGCCTCCCGCGATCGCGACATCGAGCGTTGGGCGATTGGCGAGCGCTTCGGCAGCTTTGCGCATCGATGCCGCTGCTGCTTTGGCGTCTCTCGCCGCTTCCGCCTGCAGCTTGTCTTTGTTGTCCGTCGCGTTAAAGATGGCTTTCAGTGATTCGGCACTGCCTCTGTCGAGTGACTCACCGATTGACTTGTTGCCAGTGCCGGCCGGTGTGGTGTTCTCGTCGACTGTTTGATCACCGTCAGCAGTGATCGCTGGCACGGTAGGTGTTTCGACGGTCTGGTTCTGGAAGTCGCGCAGCATCTGCATATTGGCGTCGATCTCAGCTGACAGGCTGCTGCCGAGTGCGTTCGCCAGATTCGTCGATTCCTGCTGCAAACTCGCCTCGAGTTCGCCGATGGCTCGGGCAGGAATGTCGGGCAGGGAGCTGACTGTGTGCTTGAAACCTTCGGTGAGTGGTGTCCAGGCGATTGACAACGAGGCCGTTCCGCCGGAACTGATGAAGTCCCAGATGGCGGTCATCGCCGCCATGATGTTCGAACCCATGTTTTTGAAGACGTTGAACACGAACGAACCCGCCGTCGTGAACAGATTGGCCCATTCGCGACCGAACCAGCTGAACAATGCCGGCATCACACCCGTAAACAGATGAGCGAAATCAGCACCGGCCCGGACAATCCACAGGCTGAGATTTGTGAATGCCAGCATGGCGATGTCGGGCCATGCCTTAAATGCCCAGGTGGCGATCGCCGCCCATTCCATGAACGTCGCCATGAAGTTTCCGCCGGTCAGTCCGAGCGCCGAGGTGATGCCGTTGAAGACAACCGTGACGACTTCCCAGACGGCAGCAAATGCGGCCTTCACCACGGTGGCCGTGGCCATGAAGGCAGGACGTGCTGAAGCGATGCCGGCTTTGAGCGATTGGAACATCGTGATTCCGGTCGCCATCAATCCCTTGAAGTCGAACGCGTTGATGATCTCCCCGCCGAGTTCCCGCATGGCGAATCCGACGTTGTCCTTGAGCGTCGAAAACAGCCCGCTGACAGTCTGCGACTGTGCTGCCATGCCTCCGGCAAAGACGCCCGATCCGGTGGCTGTCGACGCCAGTGCGGCGTTCAGATCGGTGAATCCGACCTTGCCCTTGCTGATCATGTCAAGCATTTCTTCGCGGGTTACGCCCAGCTGCGACTGCAACGCCGTGTAGATCGGAACGCCACGCTCGGCCAACTGATTCAAGCTTTCGAGCGACACTTTCCCAGTCGATTTGACTTTCGCAAAGATCCGCACGAAGTCGCCGATCGGCTTGCCGGTGCCGGCTGCGATATCGCCAAGCTGCGTCAGTTTCGCGGTGAGTTGATCGGCTGGGACGCCAGCGTTCAGCAGCTGTTTTGCCCCATCACGCAGGCTGTCGAGTTGAAACGGTGTTGATGCCGCGAAAGTTTCCAGTTCGGCCAGTACTGCCTTTGCCGCGTCGCCCGATTTCAGCATCGTGGTGAATGCAATCTCTGCCTGCTCTGCGTCTGCCGCCAGCTTGATGCCCCAGCCGGCACCGGCTACGACCAGCAGACCGATCGCTGTCGCTCCTGACTTCAGCACGGATACCAGCTTGCCGCCAATCACCGTCGCGACGTTAAGAGACGCCGAGGCGAGCCCCTTCATGCCGGCAATCGTTTTTGCCACTGTGAAGCGAATCATAGATTTGGTGGCATGTGTGATCGATCGTGCCAACCACATCATCGTGGACCCGACCTTCACCGCAGCGACCCCCAGAGCCAGCAGGGGCTGCGTAACAGCCAGTGCTGCGAATGCGCCAGCCGCAGCGGCTTTCGACACGAGGCTAATTCCAAACGCACCAACTCGCCCCGCCGCTCCGAGTGCAATGAGGCCACCGACGACAATCTTGAGCTGTGGTGGCAGGAGTGCAAAAAAGCCTTTGAGAAGCTTGAGCTGGATTGCCAGCGACGCAAAGAACACCTTCACCTTGAAAATAGCGATCGCCACCTTCAGCACCGGCTGCAGCAACATCCACATCGCTTTGGTCGTCGTAGTCACAGCAAATGCCAGCATTTTGAACGGCGCAAGAATCACCGCGAACATCATCTTGAACGATGCCGCGATCATCTTCGGAATGATCACGAGCCCTCGGAGCGGCGCAAGCAGGATCCCCACACCAGCCGCCGCATAGGTCGCCATTGTGGAAATCAGCGCGAATGCTGCCGCGACGTGAGCCGCTCCCATCGCTGCAAATCCGGCCACACCTCCGATCAGACCGAGCTGGCCGGGAACGATTGCGAGCGGTTTTGCTGCGATATTGACTGCTGTGAACGTGCGTGCCAGGCTGTTGACATTGAATTGCGCCTCAGACGCCATATCCGACACGTTACCAATCGACTTTTGCACGCTTTCGAGTGACGCGATCGCTCGCGAGCCATCGAGCGTGGAAGTAGCGACAACAGTCTCCCGGACCGCCTGAGTAACCGCGTTGAATTCTGTGGCAATCGGCGTCAGGTTGATCGTTGGCGGAACCGCAACCGCCGCATCGACCGTCGCCATTCCGGCGGTGAACGGTGCGAGGTCCAGTTCGATTCCAACTGTCAGATCATCCAACATCTCTCGCTCACCAATTCATCCGTTGAGTCAGCCCAAAGTTCGCCAGCCGTTGTTCCGCCTCATTCTGTGGTTTCTGCATTTCCTGCACGTCGGGCCATTTTGGCAAGAACTGATTCGGGTCTTGCTCGCCGTCTAACCAGGCACCGAGCAGATGAGCAGTTTGCAGAGCCATCAACACCTCTGCGTGTCGTCGCCCTCTGGGCCGCCGCTCCATCCACGCAACCCATTCGGCCAGTTGTGATTTGGTGAGTCGTTCCTTGAGGACGTCTGGATGCTCAATTCCGAGTTGCCAACACAGTTCGAACAGTGTGTCGAGCAGCCCGTCCGTCCTTAGTTTTTTCCCGCTTCCTCAATGATCTCCCGCATCTTGTCGGACGAATCACTCATTCCGTTATGGAGCGAGACACACTGCTGCATGAACAGGAATCGATCGATTCGCCCATTGGCCATTGACTTGATCTGATCTGCGGTCCAAACCTGCCGCCCACTTTCATCCACGACACTGTCAGCGATGAGTTCACAGGCCGCCCGCAGCTGCTGATTCACGTTGCCGCTCTTGTGCGCGTTCTGGTAGCGCTGCACTCGCGCCAGTGATGCATGGCGCACATAGAATCCTGCTCGTTTCGTGCCCGGTTCTGCCGGAAACAGAAAGCGGCGCTCCGTCGGTGCGAGCAACTCTTCTTTGTTGTCTGCGGACAAAATCACCACGTCCTCACCGAACGCGTCATTGTCCGTTGTCAGGTCGTCATCTTCGAACAGGTCGTCAGCTTCTTCGTTGGTCTGCATGTCTCGCCTTGTGCGTCACAAATGAACTGGGGACAGGAATCACACGAACGACTACTTGCCGGAGTCAAGTGCTTCCGGTGGTGCCTGTGCGGGTGTTTTCTGCGCGGGTGTTTTGCCCTGAATTTCCGCCGCATGTTTGCTGAAAATCGCCTCTACATATTTGCGATCGTCCGCGCCGAGCTGATCCCGTTTGTCGTACATCAGCTTGAGGTTTTCCAGCTCTGCCTTTCGACCGGGGCTGTTCAACACCTTTAGCACCGCCGCACGACATTCGTCGTCAGCGGGTGCCAGCAACGGATCGGCTCCCAGACACAGTTTCCACGCGTCTGGAGTGTCGACTTCTTCCCCGGCCTTGCATTCCAGTGTGTGAGGGATCGGCTCCCCGCCCTCCAGAACACGGCGAGCCGACTTGCGGCGATCGTAGGCAGGATTGCGGCACTTGGCGTCTCGGAGTCGAATGGCTTTCATCGAGTGCTTCCTTCAGTGATATGGTGTGGTGGTGATGTGACCGAAAAAACGAGTGCGGTTACGCAGGATCTGCTTCGTTGAGTACCACGCGATCGGTGAACTCGAACGAATAGTCGACCTTGTAGCCGTCTTTTTTCGGGGCTTTGATCTTGAATTTCTTGACTGTGAAAGTGCAGGGAATTTCGACACCGGTGGCACCGATCACTGCATTTCCGGTGACCACGGCACCATCATTGAATCGTGCGTGCAGGAATTGGTGGACCGCATCGAGCGGATCCCAAATGAGTTCACCTTCGAGGGCACCACCTTCCTGGACTCCGGTGTTGAGCTTTTCCTCGAAATCACTGGTTAGATCGCCAATGTCGACGGTCACGTTCTCGCCGGGATCGAGGTCGAACCCCTGCAGACCGGGAATCGGTGTCAGCGTTGACGAAATATCGACTTCAAGCGCTGAGGTGAGTGTGCGATGTGCTGTGACAGTCATTGGTCACGATCCTTTCAAAAGCTGGTTGAATCTGTTGATGAGTTCCTGTCGGACCAGAGGCCGAATGTTTTGCCACTGCTGTTCGAAACGCTGCTGCGTCTCCGTTCCTCGCGATGGGTATTGCTTACTGAATCGCAACCCGACTTTCGATTTCAGTCCGTTGACCTTTGCCGTCAGTGCGCGTCGCGTTCTCGTTCTGTTTGCCGGTGTACGTCGCCGGAACCGTTGCACGGCATTCCCAGACACTGAGCGAATCACGACCGATGCCTGCTCATTGATATGTGCGGCCAGTTCGTTGGGCGTCATGTTGCCCACGTTGCCTGTTCGTCGTTCATGTCTGTATACCCTGCCCGTTTCTGATGTTGGCTGTGTCTTCGGATTCGGCAGGTGGTTACGCCATGTCTGGTTGCCGGTGAGGGTAGAACGTGAAACGTTTCCTCTTGCCACGTGAACGTGTTGACGACACCGGATTCGGGCACGAAGTGCTCGTCGTAGTCCGTCGCCGTCAGAAGCATCGTTCCAGTGAGCTCAACGATTCCTTCGTCTCCAATGGCTTCTTCGTTGAGGCTCAGAATGACGTTTACTGCCTGTGAATTGACGGTTATTTCATCCTCCATCCCTTCCTTGAAAATCTCGTCCAGTTCGAGTTCCAGTGCCATTACTCCGCCCCGGTACTCAGGGTGATAAACGCTTCCACGTCTCCCTTAACGATCTGCCCGGACGCCCCTGACGGCACAATCTGTGCAATTTGCTGGGGGTTCAGTTCGTGTTTATCCACGAGTTCCTGAGCAGCTGGAGACATTGCCGGCGCATCTCCTGCAGCGTCCGTGGTGAGCTGCTCACCCGCACCCTCTGACGGCATGGCTGTTTCTGTACTGCCAGGGAGACTCGATGCAGGTTCCAGGCTCGTACTGCCGAGTGGTGCATCCAGCGTCGTTTGCAACGACTCGCGATGCCTTGCCGCGTCGGGATTCGGCGAATTGCCGAAGTATCGCTGCTGCTGTGGCGCAGACAGCTCGAACAGTGCCTTGCGAACGCACCCGTTTTCGGGTGTTTCCGTGACCCCGATTGCCTCTCCGCGATCACTGCCGAGGTAGACGATTTCGCCCGCCTCGTCCTTCTGGGTGGTCGCATAAGCGATCACAGCAAACTGACGCATGATAGTCTTCCTTCAGTGCAAATTTCCGAATGGTGAGTCGCCGCCGTTCGCTTACGCGGTGATGACGCGGTGCCCGGCGTAGTCGGTCTTGTCTCCCGCACTCCCACCCTGCATTCCTGCTGTGGCTCCGTACATGACAGCGACCGTGCAGTACACGTCGAAGGTGCCCTGCTCGATCCATTTGATTCCGAGCAGTGTCAGCCCGGTGTCTTCGTCCGTCATCGTGTCGAAGCTGGCAATCTGAGGAATACCCATTGCTCGCGCGACTTCGTCCGTGTCGGATGGCACACGTGTCGCCAGCAAAATCGACTCCTTGGTGCCGAAGAAGCTGCTGAGGTTTTCGCTGTTGGTCGGCATGTCGGGATACTCCCAGACATTCGCGAAGCCTTGAATGCCTTGAAGGTGCCCAAGTGCTTCCCCGTTGATGCGTTGCCCGTGATAATCGCCACTGGCAATCCGGCTGTCGGATGTCAGTGTGGTCATCACGTCGCTGTTGACGATGCCGAATCGTCCAACCGTATTCGCACCCTTGGCGTTCAGATCTGTTCGCACGTTGGCGAGCATGTCCAGATCGCTGTTTGCGTGCGAGTATGTTGACGACTCCGAGAAGTTCGCCGCCAGTACCAGCCCGAGGCAGTAGTCGGCCATCGACTTTGCGAGAACGTACCCGCAATTGGCTGTGGCTTCTTCCAGAAGGTTGATCTGCCGAACAGACTCCGCCTCCTTCAGAAAGTCCAGTTTCACCGGCACGTGCTTGTGCTGGTTGATCGTGACTGGCACGTCATCGAGCAGCGACTCCGACTCCGCCGCGTTGGCTTTGTAGCCCGTCGAGGAATCATAGCTCTGCACAGTCGGCAGACTTGCAATGCGTGCATTGACGGTCTGGTTGAGCTGTGCCCGCTCTGCACTGAAGTCGGTTGCAAACGCGCTCACAAGGAACGGCAGCCGCACCTTGAACGCGTCCATGACGAGATCAAGGATTTGTGCGGTTGAAAGAGTCAACGCCATGATGTTTTCTCCGGCTTGTTGTGAATGTGGTGTAGGTCAGTCGGTTGGTCTGGTGTGTGTTCGACGATCAGCTGTTGAATCGGGCTTTACGTCGCTCTTTGATTCGGGCAACCGCTTCGCTGCCGGAGTCTTCCTCGTCATCGTCTTCCGATGACTGCTGCGCTGGGTTGCGAACCTCCAGCGAGGCCTTCCAGTCGTCGGGTGACTTGTTCAGGATGTGAGCCCGGAACTGTTCGACAGACTTGCCCGACGCGATGTGATCTTCAGCGTCTTTTGCAAAGCCAAACTTGCTGCCGAGTGCGGTGATTTCTGACGTTCGCACACGTTCGTTAGCGAGTGCCTTTTGCACGGCTTCATTGACGACAGTATCCGTGTCTGGAGTGTCATCAACAGCCGTTTCCTCAACTGGAGTTTCAACGGTTTCTTCAGTTTCCACAGACGCCGATTCTTGTTCTGTGGTGGTCGTTTCGTCTGGCATAGGATCACTCCCTTTCGTTGTGAGGTGTGCCGACGGATTGGAATTGCCACCTGATGGCGACTTGGTGAATCGTTTGAGGGCCTCGGCAGGAGCCTTCGCGGTAAACCGGTCTGCACTGAACGATGCAGCCGCTTTGCTTCCGGTGTACGTCTTGTCGGCGAACCCAGCATCGACAGCTTCCTGTCCGAGATACCAGGTTTCTTCGTCCATTAACGCTCTGGCATCTTCGACGCTGATGCCCATCTTCGCGGCATAGTCGCTGGCAATTCCGTCTGCCATCTTATTGAGAACTTCTGCCTCTTTGAGCATGTCTTCAGCATCGCCCCAGACGATCGACGCCGGGTTGTGAATCATCACGTAGGCATTGTCGGCGATCTCAATGGAATCACCTGCCAGAGCAATAATGGACGCAATTGATGCTGCGATCCCATCTATCTTTGTCGTGACGTTTGCCGGGTGCTGCTTCAGTGCGTTTTGAATCGCAACGCCATCAACCACTGATCCACCGGGAGAATTGATATGCAGATTGATCTGAGTTGCGTTGTCGGCAACAGACTTCAGTTCGTTGACAAAGCTTCGAGCTGTCGTTCCCCAAAACCCAATCTCGTCGTAGATGTGGACATCGACGGTTTCCCCGTCAGCTTTGGCAGTGATCGAATACCACTTACTCATCATCGGCCTCACTTTCTTCTTCAGAGGCGTCGTTAGCGTTGTCGGGTACTGCAGTCGCGACCGGCGTGTGCATCAGGCCGCGATCCTCCAGTGCTTCGTTCTCGTCCCGCAGCTCATCAACGATTTCGAGGAAGTCAGACCCATCGGTATCTGACATGACGCTTTGTCGTGTTCGCAGGTTGTTATTGACCGCTTCTACCTGGGCCTTCACTTCCTTCAGCGGATCCACCCACGGCCATCCACGGAACTGATGAGCCACCTCGGGTTCCTGATTCCGCTTTGCATCAGAGATACTGATTCGCTCTGTGATGTTCGTGGTCCAGTCATACCATTCATCGAATAGTGGTTGCTCGAAGTCGTCTTCCATGTCAGCCTGGACGCAACGCCAACCCTCACGGTCTTCAAGTAGTGCCTGACGCAAACTGGAGTAGTTGACGTCGCTGTAATCGTTGCTGAGTGTCGGACTACTGACGTTCAGCCCGTTGCTCATTTGCCTCATGAAGGTCTTGTAACCTTCAGCGAATGAACTGGTCGGATAGTCCGGATTGAATTCCCGGAACTCTTTGGCGTCATCGATGTAGTCGATCTGCCCAGGGTTCGCGTCGAATGTGCTTTCCGGCGCTGTTCGGACTGTTGGATCATCTGGATCGGCATCAGGGTCAGGAAAGTCTTCTGCATCTTTGCTGACAAAGAAGCCCATCTTGCAGGCCGCGACTCGCCATCCGACGACAACCGCTTCGTTGACCCCATTGAGCATCTTAGCCTTGTGCATCACTGCCGCGAAATCCGGGATGCCTCGCAGCTGCCCTACGTGCTCTTTTCGGAACACGTGAATAATCTGATCTGCCGGAATTCGTACCCGTGGATCCGTGCGCTTCGCTGACTTGCCTTGTGGATGATCTTTGCTGAAGTGATAGGCAACCGGCATATCGAACTCATCGAGCTCGATGCCCATTTCAATCCGATTCCCGTTCGCTGCCTTCGTGCTGAAGGTGTGGTCCAGCAGGTCCGGGTTGATCAGTCGCACGGCGAATCGGTGCTTGTTGTGGGGATAGCCTCGCATGATCTGCACGAAGCATTCACCATCAACCGCCCGGCTGAGAAGCACGAGCCACTGAATCTGGCGAAGCGACATCTGACCACAGGCACTTGGCGCTGTCATCCGGCCTCGATGCCGTCGCTTCTTCCCGAAGGACTTCCATTCGCGTTCAATCTCGGCATTCCACCGCTTGTCTGGCTTGCCGTTGCGAAGCTTGTTTTTCGCCTGCAGACGAATCCCGCGATGGCCCAGAACGTTTTGTTTGAGAAGCGATAGAAATCGCCGGGCGGTGTCGTCGTTCCGGGCCAAATCGCGGGAACGTGCGCGAAGCTTTCTTAGATCATTCTTGAGGATCTGGTTGATTTCGAGGGGCAGGAATACCCAATCATTCAATTGCTCATCGTTTGCACCTTTGAAGCCGCTGAGCATGGCTTTCGCCTGCCCTTTGAGTCGTCGCTTCACTCGGTTCAGTGGCACTGCGTTGCCGCCACCGTCGAACATCACTGTGTTGTCAGACTGCGAAATCATCAGTTACAGAACCTCGCTGTCGTGGTTCTGTGGGCACTGGTGCCGTTCTTCGCTGCCTGTTCTTTGCGGTACTTCAACGCGTACTGATCACGAAGCGTGACTTGCTCAGCAAGCGTCATATGCTTGATCTGCACACCACTAATGGACTGCTCAACCTGTGTCTTTGATGCTCGGCCCTCAATGGATGCTTCCAGAGCGTCCAGAACCTTCTTGACGTGAGAGCGGGAGTCGTAGCCGCTGGACTTAGTCGCAAAGTCTGGAATGACAGTCAGTAATCCCTCACCGACCTTGTACCGTTCATCACCTTTGCTGATGTGAGCCTGCCATGTGTAGTCACCAGCGTCATAAGCACCGGTTGTCGTAGATGTCAGCTCCACCAGATGGTCGATACCGCTGGCTGTCGCCGTGATCTGAATCTGAGCTGTTGCACTCACCAGTGTATACACAAGCGTCCACGCCGATGCCGGGAATGTGGCATGCGACCACTTCCATGACATAGATTCACCGGCGGTAATTCGTGCCGGGATTTCGGATAGAACAACTGCGTGTGGCATGCAGGGATGCTACGTGCAGTTTCAACCTCCGGAAAAAACGGAACTCATACGGGCAAGAAAGGACGTAGAAAGGCAAAAAAGGCGGGTTGACAGGGGTTTCCGGGAACGGTCATTTTCGACCGTGGAGGTACTTATCACGCTGCGCGATCACCCATGTCGAAAGATCCTCAGGAACAGCCACCCACGTTCCGGAGCCGTTGATTTTGAAGGCCGGCAGCTGGTGTTCACGCACATAGTGCGATATCTCCTTCCACGGCACCCCGACAGCCCCACAGATCTCTTTTGCGCCTCGATAGACGATCGGTCGATTCACCATCGGTTGACGAACCCTCCCTTCTTGCGGGGTTTCGCCGATCGCTTCCTTTCTGGCGGTGCGGCAGATTCAGGCGTGTCTTTTTTTGACTTTTCCGCCGCTCGTTTTTCCAGCCTGAGCTTCAGCCGTGGCATGTTCGGGTTGATGTATTCCAAAGCTCCCAGAGCGTAGACACGACAGTCCAGGGCTTCGTTTCGGTCACCTCGTTTCTTTCGCCACTTGTAGCCCTTCAGCACTCCCTTCTCGCGTTTTTCAACCTTCTCTTCGTTGGTGAGCTGTTCGTAGTAGCTGCTTGGGTAGTGCTCCGGAAAGTGACAATATCCCGGCCCCGGTTCCTCGATTTCAAGGCGGTTGTAGATGATCTCCTTGAGCTCGTGAGTGTTCACCTTCCGCTGGATTGCTCGTGATCGATTCGCTTCATCCCCCACCCACGTTCCTTTGTGTACGAGCGGGCCATCATCCCAGCCCTTGGTGGCGAAAATGCCGCGCTTCGCTTTCTTAGCGGTGTACTGGCACACACGCGTTTGCAGGTGCCCTGAGTCGATGAAGGCTGCTGTGATCGTCAGTCGCACGCCGTCTTCCCGTGTGTAGATCTGCTTCAGTTTTTCGTCGAGCTGCTCCCAAACCTCCGGGCGCTCCGGCGATCCTTTGAGAATGTGATATCCAAGCGACCAGGTCTCACCATCGAGTCCGTTGCCCAGAATCTCGCATTCGATACGGGGATCTGCCGTCGCATCGCCGCCTTGGACATCCGCGCCGGCTGTGATGCACAAGACTCCATTCGGTATGGTGCCATCGTTCAGGTATGGCTCACCCCGATCATTCACCACGGTTGCGTCGAGCCCCTTGCCTGACTCTGCAAAGGTTTCCCCAAGCAGCGTGTTGATGACCGTTTTGAGCGTCGTGATGTTGCCCGTCTTCTTGTTCTTGTTGGCGTCGAGCCAGCGATCAATCAGATAGCTCCACGGTCGCAAGTAGGAGTATCCTGCCCATATGACGACTCCAATTCGTCGTGGCGCCGGCACTGTCCTGCCGTTTGGGCCGCAAAACCGCATGGTCCTGTCGTTGTAGGAGTAGCTGTCGAGTGTCTGCCAGCGACCAGCCGCATCGGCTGTCGGGTAGTCTCGATACTGCATTTCACACCCATCTGTGACACAGTTGTACCTGACTGACTCCGGGTCGCCTTCGTCCCACACCATCCGCGCGAATTCGAGACGTTGCAGCTCACCACAATGCGGGCACTTGACGAATCGATAGAACACGCGATCCGAATTGCCGACGGCAGTTTCAATCAGCGAGGTTCCTTTCGTCTTGGGTGTGCTTCCACGGATCGACTTTGGAAACGGTGCCTGGTCAAGTCGACCGTCCCCCAGCTCGAAGCAGCTGCCTTCACCGTCGATGTCGAGATCGAACCCGTCTGTCTCGTCGTAGATCGCCACGTCCTTCGTCATGCGACGAAAGTTGCGAGCCGACTTGCCTCCTTTGATGTCGAGCGTTGCACCGTGGAACGATTTCTTTTCGATCGTGTTGTGCTTCGATTTCGCGCCGACGGCACACTTGAGCTTAGAGCCAAGTGGTTCACAATCTCGCAACAGGTTGTCAATTTCGTCGGTCACGAAGTCTTTCGCGTCTCCGTCTGTCGGGTGCCAGATCGCCACATTTCGATTTTTCTGTTCGATCAAACAGCCGGTTGCTGCCATCAGGCACTTCGTGTAGCCGACTCGGCGCGACTTCTGAAAGTTGATTTCTTCAATATCGTCTGACGTCATCCAGTCGAGCCACGCTACCTGGTACGGATAGCACTGCCAGCGTCCTTCAGTTCCAGACGACTCCGGCGACAGGTAGAAATATCGGTTCGCCCATTTCGCACCGGATAGTGGAACCCGCGTCCGTAGTGGCTGAAGGGCCATCTGAAATGCAGTCAAGGCTTCAATCGTCATCGATTACCACCTTGACATCCGCCATGGCGTTTCGGCATTCCGCAACTGCCGTCTTCACCAGTGTGATCTGATCACCAGTGATCTCCGGGAATTGTCGTTTCACCAACAGAGGCAATGTTTCCATGACCGCGATCACCGACGCGACACCCTTCTCAACAACCTCGTGAATCACCTCGACAGGTGCCAGCAGCTTCTCTGCGTGATCGTTCTCTCGCTTCTTCTCGCGATACTTTTCCTGTTCCAACAGATCGCGAAAATCAGATTCTTCTTTCTGGCCTGTCTGCTCTTCATGTGCCCTACGCAGAAACCGGATGTATTCCGTGATTGCTGACTCCGAATACTTTCCCCGCTTGTTCTTCGTGATGGCTCCCTCGGCCACCAACTGGCGGATTCGGGTTGGACTTACATCACAGATGGCTGCCAGCGATTTTTGTGTGAGATCAGGCACAAGGAAGGGAAGCCACTGTTTTTCAAACCTTGTAAACAGACACAGTCAGCGGTGCGGA